TTACAACAGCTGCAGGTAACCTTACAGGTGCAAAAATTGAAACTGCAAACGCAACTACTTTTACAGTAACTAATGGGGGTTCAACCTCAGATACTGGTCAGACTGGTTCTGCTAAAGTCGCTATCAATACCCTTCCAGGCGTCGGAGCTGACTATGGTTGGTCAGCTACTACCGCTGTAACTGGTGCGCGTCTTGATTTTGCTGGAACATCAGCTTACTCAGGATCAAACGTTATTGCTAACAAGACCGTTTATAGCAACCGCCATGAGACTGTAGAAACAGGTTGGGCTGGATATCCATCGTTTACGCCAGCTACAGGTAAGTTCAATATTACTCAGGTTGATGGAGATGGAACTACTGTTACTTACCAGTGCCAAAACTTCTTAAGCACAGGAGACACTGTAGATATTACAGGAGTTAGCCCATTTAACCTAACCTCAGCTACAGTGGCTAAAGCTACTCGTGATAATTTCACAGTAACAAACGCAACAACTGGCTCTCTTATCAATATCAACAACGGTATCGTGCAACGTTCAGATGCTCTTACAGCAGCTGATGGTACATATGTATCAGGAGTTGCCTACATCAACGTGCCTTCTATCCTTGGCCTCACAACCGCTCTTGGTCTTGATGCTCTTAAGGATGCTGGCTTCGCTACAGCTAACATCACCAATACAACTGGTGCTACAAACACAGCTACCCAGCCAACACGTATCAATGTAACAACCACCTCTGCAGCAACTGTCTACGTCTCTGGCGGAACAGGAACATGGGCTGTTGGTACAAAGGTTACTATCGCTACAGGTACAGGTATCCCAGCAGCACTTGTTGGTACTTGGACAGTAACCGATGGAAGCGGAAGCACACTTATCATCTCTGGTTCAGGCTGGACTGTGGCAGACACAGGCTCAATCACACCTGGAACAAAGCTCACAGGTGCTTCAGGAACAGTAAAGTCACAGTCAATTGCAGCAGGTGCGGCTTCAACAGCGCTATCAGCAACAATTACAATGACCTCTTGGGCATAACAACCCATAAAAAAAGCCCCGCTTCGGCGGGGCTTTTTTGTTATGCTATCTTCTTTTTACTACTTCTTATATCTGATCGCTGATCCGGAGTAGTACCCGCCCACACACCTAACAGGTAAGGGTACTTAATTGCATACTCTAAACACGGTTCTTTAAACTCACAACTATCGCATAACTGCCTAGCTAAGTATAAAGTTTTACGAGGGTTCTCTGACTCTTCTGGAAAGAAGAGCTCTGGATCTGTTTGAGCGCATATTTGTGTGCCGTCAAACATAGGCGCACTAATACCAGTAATGTTTTTTCCAGAAGTTCCAGGCATTGCAAGCATCTCCGTATCTATTTTTGATATACCGTAGTCCATATTTAATTTGTAAAACAGCGGATGCTGTTTTCGTTACCTTATAGTTATTCCAAGTAGAAGGCAAGAACTGCGCAATTCCATACGCGCTAGAACTTTCGTTAAGCGCTTTAGGATTAAAGTGGCTTTCGTGAGACCACAATGAGTTTAAGCACTGCCATTCAGTAGTTGACTTCCCTGTGGAGTATTCTGTTAAGAACGCAACAGCTTGGGCGTCAAAGTACTTTACATAAGGACTAGATAAAGCTTTTTTAGCTTCTGTTCTTGTTGTACGTACAGTTACATGGTCTAAAGACATTGTGACGGGTACTTCCCGTACCACAGCTTCTTTAACCATATGAGGTGGTGTAGCGTGAACTGGCATAGACAATTGCGCGCATACCAGCATAATAGCTACCACCCCTCGTATAACTTTCTTTACATCAAGTGTAAAGTTTATTCTGATATTAAGCATCTCTGCTCCTCTCAGTAAGTTGTAGAAGCATACATAAAGAGTTACATAATATGTCAAGTCAATTTAGGTATTTAACCTAGATATTTTAGTAATTATATGGAAAACTATACGAATAACACATTTTTTGTGGAACTTTACCCGGGGAGAGCGCTTATATGCTTGGTAACGTAGACATAGCAACTATCTTGTATTCTTACTTCTTCCTAGGGGCAGGTATTCTAGCGGCTCTTTCATATATTGCTAGAAGCATAATTAAGAATCACACTGAAGGTATTCGAGAAGACCTAGGTAAAATTATGTATGCGCTCTATAACGAAGGTCAAACAGGGCTTATCAACAAGGTAGATCACTTAATAGAGAAGCAACAGGAGATTAAAATAGATGTTGAAGTTCTTAAAGCAAAATCAGAATAGGCTACGGTCTGTATTTTCGACCTGGTTTCAATCCTTTTTAGCTTTTGAATTAGCCATCAATGCTAAGGATTTAATAACTAAAGATGTGGTGATACCTGCAATTATGGCAGCTATCATTCCTGTTATACTTCGGTGGGCTAACCCCAAAGATTCGTTTCCAGATTAGGAGAGATAAATGACCTATAAATTCATACAGGCTAAGCACTACACCCCCGGACGTGGTGGAAAAAAGCCACATTTAATTGTAGTCCACACAATGGAAACCCCAGAGAATGAGGGAAGGGCTGCTCAGGTAGCCAATTGGTTTGCTGGGGCAACGGCCCCACAATCTAGCGCTCACTACATGGTAGACGACAAACAAGTTCTTCAGTCAGTTAAAGATGAAGATACTGCATGGGCTGTTGGAGACTTTCCTCTAAATCAAGCCAGCCTAAGCATTGAACACGCAGGCACAGCGTCTCAAACAGCAGAACAATGGCAAGACACATACTCTAAAGCTGAGCTAGCTCTTAGCAGCACTTTAGCGGCTGAACTAGCCCATAAGTGGGGCATACCTGCAGTCAAGCTAACTCCTGCTGAAGTTCTTGCTGGTAAGTCTGGTTTCTGTGGCCATGCGGATATAACTGCTGCTAAGAAAGTAGCTGGCGGTCACACAGATCCAGGTGTTCATTTTCCTTGGGAGTTTTACCTATCTGCCGTTAAAGCAAAAATGGTAAAATAACTCTTAATACTAATTTAAGGGGAGATCGTGAACATCAACAGCAAGAGAATAATATCTTTGGTGGAGCACTACGCCTATGCAACTCTTGCAGCAGGCCTAGCTATTTGGCAGAGCGGTAACCACAACATTAAGGAAGTGGCTTGGGCGGCACTTATTGGAGTTTTAGGACCAGTTGTTGCCCATGTTAATCCAAAGAGCCTTGTCAATGACATTGCTGCAAAAGGAAATATAGACCCAATAACAGCTTCTGTTCTTGAAGCGGTTACAACTGCAGCAGTAGAAGAGGCGCAGAAAGTCGTCGCAGAAGCTACGCCAGCTACTGAGCCTACTAAAGATGCACCAACTGCTTAACTGATATGTACAGAAGGCGCCCCTTTATGGGGCGCTTTTTGATATACTTAGGTAAATATCTAGGAGGAATTCATGGCTCGTTGTAATAATTGTGGTGAACTAGCAGCGTACACTTGCGCTGACACAGGCTTAAATCCAGTAAATTACTGCGCCAACTGCTTACCAGTTTGGCTTCAAGAAAGAGCAAATGCTGGAAGTTTCCCGTTAGTAGAGCAGGTAGCTCCTACAGTAGAACCTACGACTGACGCCCCTGAAGCAGAACCTGTTGAAAAACCTACTACTTCTAAAAAGAAAGCATCTTCAGAAGATGCGAATAGTAACTAGGCCAGCGGTACAGGCTCACCCTTTTCCTGACAGAATCACTTATCCTGTAGGCCCTTTCCCACCTGAGCTTACTGTAGGTAATCCCGCATCTGAACCAGAGATTATTTACGATTACCATTCAGCATTAAATGAGGATGGCTCAGATTTTCTACCAGGCTCTACTGCGCAAAACAATTATAAACCACCTAGGTACCTTAGGTGCTCTGTTTGCGACGCCAGAGTTCTTGAAGAAGACACCCCGTATCACATCTGTGAGGAATAATGGCTAAAGAGTCCGACAACTACTTTAAAAGAAAAGCTCTTTCTGACGAGCAAAGTGGTCAAAAAAACTACAACATAATAGAAAGAATGAAGGAATCTGTTGGAAAACAGACGGGTTATGAAGCAGCGGGTGAGTACGAGGTAGTTATTCCAAAAGATGTCGCTGAGGCTGCCGACCTTGAATTAACTAACTCTGAGGTAGAGTCGTTAACAGCCCCAACTCAAAACCCTCCTAGACCAAGAGCCTATGTAATATCGTACAATCCAATTAAAAAGTCTGTAATTATTGTAATGCGCAGCGGAGCTTGGATAGAATACACGGATGTTAGCACTGATATATGGCTTGGATTAAAGAGTAGCCCATCAACAAATGACTATCTACCTACTTTAGAAAGCAACTGCTCGGGTTGGAGTATAGTTGACGGCAGTTCCTTGTCTGAAGGAAGTAAAACTAAAATTAGTCAAACTGCTGGTATTGCCAGTAGACTATTCAGTAAGCTTTTTAGGAGACGTAAGTAAAGGACTTTATGAAATCACACGGGATAATATACGTTGGAAAGTTAAATTACTGGCACACTAAAGCGCTACCTATAGTTGAGATTGGCACCACTCAGGAGACTGAAGCCCCGTACAGGATAGGCAAATGCTTAGTGTTTAGAGCGCCGTTTACTCATCCTGGGTTCTACATTGGACTGTGGTACAAAAGACCAGATATTGATTTAGATGACGACGAATCTATTGATGAGTTGTTATTTAAAACCATGAAGGGTAGAAAAGCGTGGGAGCCTGAGGACGGACTATTTGATGAAGTTTTTTAATAAAGATAAGACTTGGACTAAACCCTTTTCAGAGAAGGTAGCCAAACGAGTATCTAGAATCCCTACCGGAGAGTTAGAGATGTGGGCGGAGCAATCTATTTATGAAATAGGTAGATGCCTGTCCGGTTATCAGAAAAGTCGGGATACTTTCTATTTGAATGAAGCTCAAAAGGGCGCAGAGGCGTTACACGCCGTGGTTGAGGAGTTGCATAATAGATTAGTTTAGGGTAAACTAATGCTTGCCTCCTTCTTTCCTCTCCCGTAGATGGCGCCAGATAAGTCTGGGTTTAACGACCCAGACTTTCTGTTTACTCTTAAACTAAAGGCTATATGGATAAAATATTGGAAGACGACGAGGCCGAGTTCGTACCTAATATAGAGGACGATAACTCTATACAAGAAGACGAAGAGATAGAGCTAGACGAACTATCTAAAGAATTTGTAATAATGCTCATTGATAGGTGCATTCAGTTTATGGATGCCCTTGTAGGTCACTCACTACACCCTTATCAATTGCCCTTAGCAAGGCGCATTATTGAATCCGTAATAATCAATGACGGTGAGGAAATCACAGCTTTAGCTGCCCGTCAAAGTGGTAAATCAGAAACCATTGCTAATACAGTTGCTACATTGATGGTTCTTTTACCGCGCCTTGCGAAGATGTACCCAGAGCTACTTGGTAAGTTTAAAAACGGAATTATGATAGGTATGTTT